TTACACGTATAAGTGAATTAACATTCTTATTTTCCAATAAAACATTATCCAATTGGACCAAAACCATTTTTCGCCTGGTTTCGGTCGTTTTCTCTATCATTGTATCTAAAAACTGTTCATAACGTACGGATCTGTTTGTACCGTGTATAACAATTTCATTAGAAGAACCAATAATTTTAGTTTTAAAATAATCAGTAAACTTTTCGTACCCAAAACCCTCTATATACTTACTATAACTAATCTCAACTAGATCTTGTTCTTTATCAACATCTACTATTTGCCTACAATAATTTATAAAATAAGCCATAATTTTATTACTTAAAGTTTGTTTAATATCTTTAACTATTATATAATGTGGATGTTATTGTGTAAGCCTATTGTAATACCAACAGGAATTTCAAATCAAACAATTGTAACTGCAAATAAATGCAGAATTGTAACAGTATCACCGACCGATAATAAAAGTAGATACGTGATAGATGTTATGGAAGACGTACCTGAAATAAATATCACACCAATGGATATTAACGATAACAAATGAAAATTCACTTATATAAAGAGTTCAATTTTTATATAAGGAATGGTTAGAGAATATGCAGAAACCGTATACCAAGCTCTGGGCCCCGGTTATAGTGAGCGTGTATATCACAAGGCATTGGAAGTCTTACTTAGAAAAGAAAAAATCCCGTACGAATCAGAACGAATAGTTCCCATAGATTTCATGGGTCACGTCGTTGGAAACTTACGCGCAGATTTGATTTTAAATTGTGAAACCGTACTCGAACTCAAATCTGTACAGAAAATAACAGACTCTATGATAACTCAAGCACGAAACTACCTACATTTAACAGGTCTTAGACACTCATACCTGATCAATTTTCCACCGACTACATGTACAGATTTAGAAGTTAGGTACGTTGGGTTAGATTAAGAAATCTCAACACCCGTTTTAATACATCTTTTTGCAAGTCGTTCTAGTTTTGTTTTTGAAATTTTTCCCTCTATATATTTTGCTGTTTCCACAAATGTATTTTTAGAACGATCCCAAATATACAAGTTTGAATTAGAAAAGGGTTTATTCTTTACTGAATTTTTAATTTCTTTACAATCTCCACTAATATCTACATGGAGTGGTTTTTTATCAGTTTCTACAAATGCGTTCAAATAATCATCCACTTTATTTGTATCTGCACACTGACCCTTCATACGATCTATTTTTTCTATTACACCCCTTTCTGCTTCTGATATATGAGAAATTACAAGTGAACGATTATTTGCATACTTCTCCTTATTTGTTTGAAGTGAGTTATAAATCAATTTGCAAACGTGGTGGTCACCTGTACTCATATAACGTTTCACGTTTCCTTTGAGTTTTTTTACTGCATATAGTGGTGTTCCTGGTATCATACCATTTATATATGCAAGTACGCTAGATGATGAACTGCAACAACAACATACTACGAATGCACCGGCTATAGCTGCCATATACATTATTACTATATTATTATGTATCACTATCTTCCTTGTCCTGTATTTGATTCATGAAATACATTATAGGTATCATTTGGTATATCTTTTTCCAATCGAGTTTCGATTGTTCGTAATACGCTTTAGGATCCTTAAGTCCCTCGTTTATAATTTCGTTTATCTTTTCTGTGTGGAGCCGGATTTCCTCCAAACAGAAATTGTAATACGGATCGCTCATTAATTATAATGAAACGCATATCTTTAACAATATTTAAATTTTATAAGCTACGAATACCACCACCGAAAACCTCACGCGGGGGTCTGGGAGGGAGTTGCAATTTACCACCGGGGAGTCCCGGGGGTCTAACCGTACCAATTTTACCACCACCGAATATACCACCCGCACCCGGGGGTCTAACCGTACCAATTTTACCACCACCGAATATACCACCCGCACCCGGGGGTTTAACCGTACCAATTTTACCACCACCGAATATACCACCCGCACCCGGGGGTTTAACCGTACCAACTTTTTCACCAACTTTTTTGCCCATGACATATAATTTAATATTATTCCAATAGTATTTTGATGTATAACTATCCTTAATACCAAGTGCACGCACATCCGCGATTTCAGCAGGACCAGATATAGTTATTGTTTCGTACTTCTTTCTATGACCCCTTCTTCTCTTTGCTAACCCTTCTAAGGACACACCTTCAGAAAGTTTAAACGAACCAACTTCTTCATTCTCACCCAAAGTCATCACCTCACCCTTTGGCATCTCGCCATTTATATCTGCAAATTCTTCGTTAAAGTTTTCCTTTCTATATAGTGTAGCTCTAATCCTAACTTTATTTGGATCAACAGGCGTGGGTTTTACCGAGGTATTACCCTCAACAAAACGAGGTTCAAATGGGCTATGGCGTACTTCTTCCTTTTCTTCATCTGTTAAATGAACGGTATTAACAGATTCACCGAGTTCTTTTTTCAAATTTTCTCCCAAATATTTATAGTGTGCTACTGCAATCTTTGTTATTTTATCTTTGGGTGGCCAATTACGTTCAGCTTGTTCAGTACGTTCCCTTATCTTAGATTCTGACCATCCGTCCATATACCCTAATTGTGGCAAGTTAGTAAGTGCTGTATTTTTAGTTATGCGATATATCTTATCTTGTTCTTCTGCTTTTGTAACAATATCGAGAACTTTATTATATAAAGAAACCACTGACCTTTTTGTACCTTCTTCAATCCCATGCTGGTTAAGCTCGTAATATGTACAATTCTCAGTTTTATCATCGTTACACTTCAAAATTTGACTTTGATTAATTTCTTTAACAACTTCTTCACCTAACAATTCAATATATTCCGAAAGTTCATTCGCGTCTTGCTGAGAAACAACACGTCTAGATATAGCTTCAGCAACAAGTGGTTGGCTTAAAACCGCAACCATAATATCAATCATTTGTTCCAGCAACGTACCAACAACTGTAAGCCCGTGATTCGTTTCGGATCTATAATATTCATTATTATCTTCCGTTTCTTTAATTTTATCCTTAATAGATTCAAGTTCTACAATTGCATCTGCAATTGTTTCATCTTCCGGATATACTGGTTCTCTTTCTGGTTTATTTTTCTTAAAAACTCCAGCAATATATAAAATAATAAACAGAGATAAAGTTACACTAACCATCAAAATTATATTTTTTTGACTAGATTTTTTCATGTTTTATACATTAAGTGTATATTTTAATTTATAAAATATGAATTACATACCGATAATTATTTTTGTTTAGCCGCATAATGTCTGATTAAATCGTTAAGATTCTTAAACGAACCACCTTGTCTAAGTGGATTTTTTCTATTCGATTTCGATCTTGACTTTGGTGTGTTTGGTGAATTTGGCACTTTATTATTAGTTTTATTTTGTAAATTTTTAGACTTTTTGTTTCTTACCGGAAAACTATTCATTTAATATAGCCTGACATTTTTATATAGTTGGTATATATTCCCATTGAAGATCACTACATATCTTCTTCCATATAACGTCTTGTTGGTATAACTTTTCCTTTGATTTCAAAAGTGGAAAGTATTTTAGGTATGAATCTTCACTCAAAAGTTCGCAAAACTTATACAAAACGTACGAATAACTCAAAAAGTTTTTACGTTCTGTTGGACAATTCTTATCAAAAGGTTTTTGAATATCCTTAAACATAATACGCAAACGCTCTTCGAGCTCTTGTGGCATTTTTGGTGGTGATATTCCACTCAAAATATTTGTTATATACGGAACGTGTTCGTAATACTTATTCAGTTTCAGCTTTTTCAAAAGACCACGAACACGTGCGTGTGTAATTTCATCAACAGTTTTTACCTTAATTTTCTTAAGTTCGCTACGTAACTGTTCTATAACTTCTGGGGGTATATTCGTAGTTTCTTGTGCTTGAAACTGTGATAACCATTCATTAAAATGGTTCTCGCGTTTATACGAATAATTTACGACCTTTTCGGACGTTTCTTGTTCTTCTCTATATGTTAATTCCTCACTAATCAAATTCGCTACAATCAAACCACACTCTTCGCATACAAGATCGCTCGTATCGGTAAAGTGAAACATTCTACTTTCAGGACATCTAGGACACTTATCCACATTTTTTTTAATAGGTCTATCTGTACTAATATTTTCTACCTCGGCTAAATAATCGTTAAATATATCCTTTCTCTGTAGCCCACTCGTCTCCTTACAATTGAAAACATTATCTGTGGTAACTTCTCTATCTATATCGTCCGTGTGTTGTTCCAAAAATGGCATACATTTAATTATATAATCAGACATTTCAGTTTCGTACCTAGACTTATTATCGGGGTCGTCTGCTATTAAATTTTTCCATGTTTCAACTTTGTTAGTATATCGGCTTAAAAAATTACCTTCCATATGTTAACTAAATAAACATGTTCATTAATCTTTTAACTAACGTTATATTATGGGTACACGTAACACTAAAAACATTATTTTCAAAACCCGATTACAAAGTGATAGATCAGTCCATGGAATACACAATAGATAACAAAACAACACCAGATGAATTAGATGAGTTTTGGGAAGAAGAATATGAAGAGTGGGATGGTATAACCGAATCGTTCTATAAAAATTTAAACGACGTTGATTATAAAAATACGTGCATACCAAATAATGTCGATAAAACAATTGTTAGAATCAAATATTGGTACAATGACAAAATGTATAAATACTTAACATACAATATGAATCACGAATGGCCTCCCCATACCCAAAAGGGTATATTATTTAACATACCAATCGTAAGCGCACATTTGCTTGATTCGTATGAAAAACCTGTAAAAGATTTACTAAATAAAATAAAAAGGTACGCAGGTCCCAGATACGATTTTTACGGAGAAAAAATAAAGATAAGTGATATGTTATATTATGATGACGAAACACTCGAACAGGAATATCCAACAATTCGTTTAAAAAATGCGTTAGGTATGGTTAAAAACATAGATACAGTTACAGGTTACATTACTGATCTTCGGATACCTTAGTCGCAAGATAAAACTTCAATTCACCCAAATTTGCAACATTATACTTTAATATCAAAAACCTATTTTGTTCTTCTTGCATTATCTGCACCGTAGAACACATACTAGTTGCTTTAGTAAATATGTTCATGTACCGAAGTGAATAATCACCTGATATTTTCGGACTCTCTTCCGTACACTGAATAATAGTTTCTTGATTTGCAAAATCACCCTTACAATACAATTTTAATGTATGACCGTCACGTGTTATTTCAATATCATTACCTATATTAAACATGTCTCTACATATTCTTTGGAAATCAGCAGATAACATGGGTGTTATAGTTGTCATTGTCATCGAAGGAACCTCAATTTGATTTTCGTTTATATCGAGAAGTTTTAATGAAAAAACAGTACACGTTTTCTTTGCCTCACTATGTATTTCTATCTTCATGTACTCTTTACACTCTATAGACATAACCAAAACATCACTATTGGTTATAGACTTAAGAAGTTTAAATGTATTTGAAACATTTATACCTGCAACAATTTCCTCTTCACACGTATACTCCTCGAAGTTATCGGCTGATAAATACATATCAACGAGTGATGTTCTTGCAGTATCGAGTGTAACTACATACACTCCGTCCTTTTTAAAATATATATTCACATCGTTCAATATATCCTTTAATACCTCAAAGGTTGATTTTATAGCAGATGCCTGAACAGTAGCTAATTTCATTATGTTTAAATTGCATTATTCCTTTAATTACTGTTTTGTTTGTGAATTATACGCATCAGAAACACTTCTACTTATTTTTTCTTCGAGTTCAGGTGTCATTGCAGGTTGTAATGATGTACCATAACTATCTATATCATATATTTCGTCTGTACCTTCGCCATCCAAGGTTGTCATGTTACACGAACCAAAACCAGCCATTTCAACGTCTCGTACTGGTAAAAGTGATTCGAGCCAATTTTTTATTTCATTACCGACTAAAAGTTTTCCATTCTTAGTTAGCATTGTCGGTACTCGACTTATTTTATTTTTAAATTGAGGAGGTACGCCAAGTTTATTAATATTATGATACGAAACAATTTGTTTTAATGTTTCGTGTTTATTAATATAACTTATGATATCTAAACTGTGATTGCATTGAGGACTAAAAATTAACAGGGACATTATTAAATTATATTTCCAAATAAAAATAAAATAAAATCACGCATTATATAAATGAATAAAACTATATTATTCTTACTTATTCTTATTGTATTATGGACAATGACCAGGACGGAAATGTATTCACTGAACCCAGAAAAACCTTCGGAACTGAGTGACGAAGAAGTGGATCTATCTCAATACAGTGAAATAGATGATAAAATATCAATAACTAAAGATCTTATGCAGGAAATGGTACTACGCACAAACGAAAAAGTTTCCAAAAAAACTGGTCTGTGTACGCATGTTATAGAAACAATAAAGATCAAGAAATATGAACATATGATAACAGGTAATGTAATATATAAGTGTATGTTTATGGTTGTTAAACACGGTAATCCTGGTTTTGATTATGGATTCATAGTATCGACTGATATACGTGTTATAAACGAAGGACCAAGGTTTGAAACTATAGATATAAATAAGGAAACTTACGAAGATGGAAGAAGTATAAAAGACGTCATGAATGAAACAAAAAATGATATCGAAAGAAGACAGGAAAAGATCGACGAACTAAACGAATATCAAAAAATACGATTAGAACGCGATAAAAAGAAAATGGAACAGCTCATAAGAAACATGGAAAGAAAAATAATAGAAAAACCTGAAGTGAAAATTTTGTCTTTAAGAACTCAACCAATAGACGTAAAAAAACCTGATAATATAGGTATTTTTACAAACCCAACTCGCGCTCAAGAATTCCACGACTATACACTTGTTAGACAATCGGAAATAGATTTAATAAAAAATAACAGATTCGTTGAAAAGGAAATTTTAGATGCACAACAAATGTATAGCACACCAAAACCACCAAGAATTGATTTAGAAAACTTCGCATTTCAGGGAGAAAATGAACCTTTACCAGAATTACCTGATATGATACCAGAAACACCTATGTTACAAAAACTAATATCACCAATACCCGAGTTATAATAATGAAAAATAATTCGATATTATTGTAATGATAAGTGTAGATGATATATCACGAATATCAGAAAAACGTAACAGACTCAGAAAAGAGACTTATGTAAAAATATACGAACAAATATCTAAAAAAATACGTCAGTCAGTTGAGTTAAGTCATAAACACGTATTTGTACAAATCCCATCTTTTGTTATAGGACACCCACACTTTGATCGAACAAAAGCAACGAATTATATTGTACGACAACTTCACATAGGTGGATTCATGGTACAACACGTGGGTGAATTCGAATTATGTATATCATGGAGACCCAAAAAAGTGAAAAAACAGGACGTTGTTGAGAAAGAAGAAGACTTTGAAGATTTTCCAACACTCATAAATCTAAAGAAAACAGCAAATAAATACAGGACAGCGCGATAATTGGTTCTTAAAAAAATTCCCCTTTATCATAAATGGATAACCTTAACATACTCGTAGAAGCTAAAAGAGAATACCTCGGCCAACTTTGCATTCTGATGTGTCCGGTTATGATAGAAGTTTTTGAAGAAATGTACGAAGAAGCCTATAAATTATCAAAAGGCAGAAAAGTTTTAATTATGTACCAAAAATTATTAAAAGAAGTTCCAAATTGGAGTGACGCTCAATCTAAACAGCACAGTGATAACATTGCAAACAGGTGTGCATGGTTTAACGATTTAATTGCCGCAGTTTTCGTAAGTTGTGTTAAAATTCTATCCGCGGTTCGTTTAAGTAAAGATAATAAGAAAATTTCACTCAAATTACCAACTAACGAAGTTTTCATCCAAATGTGTTATAACAAAGCAGCAGAAAACATTTACAACGATCCATACATTTACCACGATTCACAAAATGAACATTCGCGAAATGATAAACTATTTGAGCGATTTTCCGCGTGTATTGAAACAGCCGTTAAAGAACTCATACCAGTTCAACAAATTCTTCAGACCTATATGTCTCAACAACAAGAAGGTCAGGATCTCGACCTTGGTGATGCAGAAGTCGGTGATTTTGAAGACCCAGATGTTCTTGAAGGTGGTGAAGAACAGGAAGAAGTCACAAACGACCCATTTACAGGCGATCCGTCCACAGAACCAGTACCAGAATCATTTGAGGAACCAAATGATGTTTCGTCTATGGAACCACCGGGATTAGAATCATTGGATGAACCTTCTATGGAACCCGAACTTCCCATACAATCCGAACAACCACAACAAAATCAATCGTTCATCGATAATGAATTTAAAACTATTAATACAGGACCACCACCACCAAGAAGACAAAATGAGGGTGTTCTATTTCCAGATGCACCAGATACTCAGAGAAAAAAACCTCAATTATATTAAATGGAATTTGAAGACTATTTAAGAGATCCTGCATGGGCCGGTCTAATTTCCGGTTTTATCACAGCAGGGTATATTCACTTTAAAGCAAAAATTAACAACGAAGGTAAATTACCATTAAGCGCTTATACTAAACCCGCAGCACTTGTTGCTATTTTAGTATTTTTTATCGTTACGAACGGATTAGGTAAGAAAGAAAGTATATCCAGCGAACCATTTTAATTTCTTAACTTAAAGATATTATACATATATTATATACAAAATGGCTTCTGTGACTGCTTTCAATGAAATGATGGGTCAATTTCTTATGGAACTTCATAAAACTTTTCCAGAAGAAAAAGGTTTAAAAAAATGTTTATCTGCTTTCGATCTTATGAAAGAATCTAACCCAAAATTGGTCGTTGATGGATTCATGGCAAGTGTTACCCCATTTGCAGACAAAATATCAGCAAAGGACGATACCTTTTTTATAAATGAATCAAAAAATTTGGATTTTATGAAAGATATTAATTTAAAAGATCATTGGGAAACGTGTTCAGAAAATACAAAAAATGCTATCTGGCAATATGTTCAAACACTTTACATGTTAGGTACAACGATCACATCTATACCAGAAGAAACACTTTCCATGATTGAAACAGTCGCAAAACAATGTGCTGATAATATGGAAAATAATGGTCAAGAACTGGATGAAAATGCACTTATGAAAACCATGCAAGGTATGTTAGGTGGAATGTTAGGTGGTGGTAAAAAATAAACTCAATATATATAAATGGCATCTCTTTTCGAAGATCCAAAACAACTCATCAATTCAGATAAGGTTTTAGAATTTTGGCCTTCAACTACACTTACTCCAGAAGAACGTGTTAATGCAACTGCACGATTCATTATTTATGCAACATGTATAATATATCTCATAAAACGCGACATGCGTATATTTGTTTTAGGTGGAACAGCACTCGGTGTTCTTTACATAATGGAGCGTTCGGATATGGTCAGGGAAGCATTGGCTAGACCAACACAGGGACAGTTAGGTATAACCGGTGCTTGTCAGCTCCCAAGTGAAGATAACCCAATGGGTAATGTTTTACTAAGTGATTTTAACGATAGACCAAATAGACCAAGTGCATGCTATTATCCAACTGTAAAGAAACAGGCTACTGATTTATCAACAGGAGGTATTAAATACGGACCAGGTCGTTCGCGATCAACCGCACCAGAATATCAAAGAAACGCAATGTCTAGACAATTTGTAACTATGCCATCTACATCATTGGCAGGTGACCCATATTATGAATTTTTACACGGTAAAAAGGGACAACAAACGTGCAGACAAGACCCACGTTTATGTGATCCAAATGCGAGAGGTATTCAACTCGAAGCATTTGCCGGATTAAACCCAAATGGGGATAGACGATAATTTTTAATTTAAACATTGAATACTCGATTTGCTTAAACAAAATCTTTTGTAATAGTAAATGGCGTATCAACTCCAACCAGGATTAAAAATTGTAAATGACAAGGCCGTTCCACAAGTATGTGCAACTGAAGAAGTTTTGTTGTATCCTCAGCCCAGTACTTTGAATTATACCTCGGCGAGACCTAATACAATGTTATATGGAACAGCTCCATACATGGCAGGTAAAGGCTCACCAGCTCAATATATAGAAACAAGTGATGCACTTCGCCCACAATCGACGAGTCAGTTTAACAAGGTTTTAGCAAAAACATATGAACAAAATTTACACCCACTCCAAAATGTTGCGTGTAAAGTTCCGCTCAGAACCCGAACTTACGAACCATCGAGTACACGTGCCGAACTCCAAAATGGTTTATTTCAGCAAAGATACCTCAATAAAAATGTTAATAAGAAATAAGAATGGCTGACCCCGTATCCATATTGGCTATAGCCGGCCTAGTATATGCCGGACGTAGATTAAGCAAAACAGACGAAAATTATAACATAGAAGGAAAATCTGTCGAAGAAGATATACCACTCAGGTCAGAATCCGATAGAACTATCAATATAGATTCATCCTACCTAGGACCACTCTCACCACTCGTTGAACCCGATTATACTTCGAAGGAAGAAGTACCTGCTTTTGGAGACATTGCACCTCAATCGAGATCTTCGGGACAGGAAGTTTTGTCCATGCGAGATAGAATGATGTACGATGGTGGTCGAATGAATAACCTTTCACCAATAGAGAGACAAAATGTTGGTCCAGGTCTTGGTGTTTCTGCGGATGTACCAGCAGTCGGTGGTCATCAACAACTTTTTAGAGTTAACCCAGAAAATGTAGGTGCATACCGTCTCACAACTTTACCAGGACGAAGTGGCCCTGCTTATGATGGTAAGGGTGGTAGAAGAGGTGTGATGGGCGAACTTGGTAATAATCGTCCAGAAAAAACCGCATTTTTACATGAACGCCTCCCACCAGTTGCGGGACGTGCTCAAGGTATGACTGGAAGAACACCAAGAGCAGAACACGAAAGAACTAAACGAACAACAAATAGATCTGAAACGGGTTCCAGAACAGATACACTCAATTTTGCTAGTGCAAAAAGAACTGTTTCTGCATTAACACGTGCTCAAGAACCAACACGTAATAAGAAAGATGGAAACATTGAAGCTTATTCGTACGCAAATGCACCAGCACCAGGAATACACAAATTCTCACACGGTTACTTATCAGCCCCAGCTACAAAGATTGGCGAAAAGCGAGTTTTTGGAGATTCATATACGGTTGAAGAACTTACTAAATATGGTTTCAGACCAGATGATAGAAGAGGTAAAGCAGGAAGACCAGCAGGTGCAGGTAGAATGAATGTTCGCGCAGATCCACTTAACCAAGGGGGTATGATAACAAGCGTTCGTTCGGATACGTCTCGAATCGACGGGAGAGTCAATTCAGCAGATGGTGGATGGACTCAACAATATAGACAAAATGATTATAACCAATTCAATGCGTATAAGGGTAATATTAATCCAAATGCAACTAACTCTGGTTTAGATTTGGCAAGAAGACAACTCGCACAAAACCCAATTGCACACAGCCTTTCTTAAATTAATTAAGTAAAAACACTCATTAAAATAATAGCCCGTTATTTTAATGAAGGTACATACCCTAGACATAGATAGTGGAGAACGTAACCCAGAACTGTATCCTAATCCCGCAGACTATACAGTATTTTTAAACACACCTATTTATGAAGTTACAAAAATATCAATGATATCAGCCCGTATTCATCATAGTCAGTTTTTAATACACGCAAGAAACAAAATATTTCAGGTACGAAATATTAGTTCTAGTACGGATTATACACTAACACTCACAGAAGGAAACTATGGTGGAAAAGAACTTGCAACTGAACTCGTCGCAGCATCGACAGCAGTATCTGGACCTATTACAGGTGCTACATTTGATAAAGATAAGAACTCTATAACCATAACTGGTTCAACCGATTTTGAATTGAAATTTAAAACGGGTACAAATGGTTACGATTCTACTATATCTGGTTATACTACACCACATGACATTTTTGGTCTTCCAGCAAATGATATATCATCGACAAGTTCATCACTCACGACTGGTAGTATTAATTTACAGGGACCAGATGCTATTATTGTAAAACTAAGTAGCGGTTCAGATGAATTTAACAAAACCATTTACTCAGAATCACCTTTCTATACCGGAAGAATACTCATGTGTGGAGACGTTATTAACTACTCTGGTGTAGATGACGCTGTAGAACACAATTTTGATTCCGGTGCTCAAAAAACGATACAAAATCTACACGTTAAATTTTATTATAGTAGTAACAACCGTTTAATACCATACGATTTTAGAAACGCAAATCATATACTAAAACTTGCTGTAACATGCTCTACTGATAAATTTGAGAATATACCCAAACTAAGAAGAGATGATTCTCTTCCACCGCCTATGAGTATCCCCGAATACGAGGATCCGCATAGATGGGATTCATTTTTATCTATTTTTTTGGTAGTTGCAACTGGGTTATTCCTGCTCCTGGTTATGAAAAAACCGAAAATTATCGAGTAACCGCGAAGATTGGCGCAGATGGCTTTTGGACTCTAGAAGAGACACGGGAGACAGCGACATAGACCAAGATGGACAAGAGAGTAGTGAACAACGCAGTAAGTGTGTAGTTCATACCACCATTCTTGTTGACTTTGACGATTTGGTTAACAACCCATCTCACCAAATCCATCCATGAGAGGGCGGCGGCAAAGGAAAAACCGGCAACGATAGCGTTGAGCGATTGACCTTCGAGTTCGCGGGCGACGAGTACAGCAGTTTCTTGAGCAGACATTTTTTATATATTAAATTGAGATTTTATTCTGGGAGAAAATCATCTTCGAATAAAATTTTCTTATACTTTTTTGTATTTTTCATGTACCCTTTCATCATTCTGGGCTTTTCATCTTTGCTAGAATTATACCCTGATGATTCCGATTCAGTTTCAGTCTCACTATCTTCATCTGATATATCCCCATCCGAAGATATTTCATCTGATAATTTAAAATATCCAGATTTAGACGACCAACCTTCAGGACCCGAGTTGTTCATTATTATCTATAGCATTTTTTAACATCTGTTCTGTCGGATTTTTCGGCACCCACGTACCCCAATTATCGTACGCCATATTCATTTTAACAAATTTATAGTCTCGCCCTGAGTATCTTTCAAACTCAATATCTTCATCACATTCATCTATAATTTCCAAATCGTCCTCGCTACAACTCTCTTCATCTTCTTCGTAAATCTCTGGAAAGTACGAACCCGTCTTTTTACCAACTTCATTCATTGCGCAATATTTCATCGCATATTCAAGGTCTCTTCCTAATACAGTATCACGACCACACGCTTTTGCGTACTCAGCTGCAAAAACCATGGACTGTTCCATAACTGGTTGAACAATGTCTATAGCAGATTGTTGTATCTGTTCTACGATATTATCCTGTGCATCTTTTTCAAGTAAATTCATTATGTATTGTATATTGTTTTAGCTATACCGTTCTCCACTCGGAGTATATTATAACTTTGTGCCAAAACTCTAAGCTCTCTTTTACAATAGTTATCGGGTGTTGTTGTAAGTTTGAGTATCTGATCTTTAATCATACTAAAGTTGATCTGACCTGTTGGATACCAACGTTCGGGTTCTAAAGCAAAACTGTACGAATAGTATCGCCTGAACACTTGTGTTCTAGTATGGTGTATTCCACTTTGAACCGCGCGTAAATTTATAATCTCACCGGAAGCTCCTTCGATAACATCAGAATCGTCTAAGGTTAAAGCGAGTCTTTGTAAATGTTCAAAATTCGTATATGAGTTAGTGGTACCATATAATTGAAAAAGTGAATCATAATCAAAATTACTAACAAACTTACCACCTGTCACTTTTCTCATTCTTTGAATTATAAAAAACAGTTCCTTTACAGGGTTTGTAAAATTAAGTCTATGTGTTGTATTTACTAGACTACTAACATCTGGATCCTGGGGTATTATATCCTTATATTCTTGAATTTGTGTAATTGTATAATCTATTTTTTTAGATTTCAATTTAGCCCTTTCTTCACTATCCAAAGATACCATTTCGGTCGTTATTTTCATGTCTTTAATAAGACCTTTTGTAGATACATAATCAGCTAAATAATATATATAATTGGGTTCTGAAACACTATAACCCCATACACAATCACCACGTTCCCTAAGTTTAATAACAATCTCAACTTCTTGTTTATCTATAGCACAAATAGGAATAGCAAGTTCGGGATTATTATAAAAATAAAAGGGGATATCGACGAAAAATTTTTGGTTAGACGTAGCAAGTCCTAAATACCCCCCTATTGATGTTGAATCGACAGGAGTACCAGACGCCTCTATAGGAGGCTTACCAACAAGTTTAGCAAGGTTTTCTTGTTTTGTATGCGTTACATAATTATCAAAGTAAATCGCTAAAAAATCGCTTGGTATGTGCTGAATAACCTTACCACCAATTAATATTTCAGCATACTCAATAATAGCGTGTCCTATAGACTCGATGTAACCTATACCATCTATACCATTAATCAAATTTTGTTGTATGTTAGATAACTCAAACTTCAAACTTACAGTTTTGATAAGATCACCCTGATCTTGTGGTATAGTACACCTTACCATACTACCAAACTCAACTTCACCTTCCACGTCTAAATCGTGGAAAAAAGGTGCAAAATTTGTATGTTTTTGAAAATTTTTTACGAAGTACGTATATTCGGGATCATCCGTAAAAAAGGCGTCCTGTGGGCCAGATATTTCTAATTGAACACGACCAGCCATTACTATTATATATGACTAAAATTTTAAACCACCAAGCCCGCTCTCAATGCGCAAAACATTATAGTTTACTGCATATACATATACTTTGTGTCCAAAATTAGCATCCGGTGTATCGAGTTCTATTTCTATTAAATTGTGTGCTATTCTACTCATATTAACTTGTCCGGTAGGGTAATACGTTTCTGGATTCATTGAGAAACTATACACACCGAAATTACCTTTCGTTATACCCGTATAATATTTAAGGGGTTGTTCGTAACATAACATTAAAGTATCAGCGTCTATGATCGTATTATTATTAAACTTCATTGTAACCTGTTTAATCGTTTCATACTTATGCACATCATCACTCACCGCAAGAAAAAACATTTCCTTAACGGGGTGTTTAAAATTAAGCATACCAGATTTTTTAGATTCACCGGCTTTAAATTTTAATTCTGATTTTTGAAGTTGTGTAATAACATACTCGATTGGTCTTGATAATATAAAATTCTTTTCGTTCTCTGTAATAAAAAAGAACTCATTCACGAGTGAAACCTTTTTAAGTTCAGATGTTATACCCGTTGGAGGATCCGATATAGAAGAATCCGATCTGTTTAACGATTCAGTTACATCGTCCAGTTTCTTAAACTTTATTCGTACATCTACAAGTTGTTTAGTAAGTCCGCATACAGGTATAGCTAAACTTGGGTGTCTAAAAAAGTAAAACGGTAAAAAAACACTATAATCCCAATCGTATGTTACAGATATACGATTACCATGCCCCGATAAAAAGTAAAGGGTTTGTAAAATATCATCTTCGTTACTGTGTATCTGATTATACATGTAAATATAATCACCCGTTATACGCTCTATAGTTTGACCACCTATACGTAAATCTGCATAGTCTATAATATACGAAGCAATAGATTCCCTATACCTAAGAAGACGTACATTTATAGTTCCACCCATACCAGAATGTGCGCCACAATAATAATGTAAAGTTGATGGAGCTCCATCAGTAGGTACAAAAGTAACAGTAGCAGACCCCGCGTTCGTAACACCTGTTGTGTATTCTGAACCACCACCGTGAGTACCATCCGACGTTTCCGAAAACCTAAAAGGGTGAGATGCATGGTCTGCATTATTGAATGTATACGTAGTACCTTCGTAAAGTGTAATTGTATCTTGTTGAACACCGTCTATATAAAACTTACCACCACTCACAGTAACCGTAAATGTTTTATCCACTTGTTTAGGTTGAGGTAAAGTAAATTTAAACATCATGTTCCGAATAAGATCGCCTTTATTTTGGGGTATTCGACACTCTAAAGCCGTATCAAAATCTATAGAACCATCAAAAGGCGTTTCTATAGGTTCTATGGAAAATTTAGTATGTCTTTTAAAATTCATTAGGAAATAAGAAAACTCAGGTTCGCCAGTAAGCCATTGGTCCTGGATACCCGTGACAGCAAGGTTTAATCGACCAGCCATTCTTACTCTATGTGAGTAAAATTTTATAAAATAAAACGAGGCATTAAGTTAAATGAATCTTCAACTTCGAAAATTCAAGCCTGAAGGTATGGCTGATG